TTGTCTTGAGTATTGATGGTCACTTAAAGTACCGTCTTGCCCTCGAAAGATTTGGACATTTGCGCCTTGTGGCGTTGGATAATTTATAGGATATGACATATTACCAACTCGCAATCAAAACCATGCCAGGGCCGCCAGGGAACTGTGTGCCACCATTATTGCCACCACCACCGCATCCAACAGCACCTGCTAAACCATCTCCTGTTGTATCATTACTACCGCTTCCAACCCCAACAATAATTGGCTGCATTTGGAAAAATCCTTGGCCTATAACTCCACCACTTGTAGCGTAACCATAGTTACCAGTTAAAGTTGTTTGCGCTCTCATACCGCCACCAAGAAAAGTAGTTGATGAAGGGCCAGGGTCTGACCCATTCCCACCATCTTGACCAGCAGTTGATTTGTAAAAACCAGAAGCTGCAAAAGCTGTAGCTGCATTTGCCGTAGCCGCTGTTGGAGTTCCACCACCATTTGACTGTAATAAGGTGACTAACGAAGTACCTCTATATTGAACAGAGCTTGTTGCGCCAGACCTTGGTGCAAGGATTTCCAAGCTATTTGGAACGTGTTGAGCCGCACCATACCAAACAGTCACATTACCTGATGCTCCACCATTTGTAGCATCACCAGTGCCACCACCGCCAATCAACATCATGTAAACATGACTAACCCCAACAGGTTTATTCCACGAGTATCTTCCAGCGTTACTTGCTCCTGTTATTCCAGTAAATATCTGGATGTTGCAACCTTGCGGTGTGGCTATGGGGTATGGAAACATCGTTTAGCCCCAAGTAGGTGCTAGTGCGTTATCGTTTGTGCAAGTGTATTCAACGGCTTCTTCTGGAGAAATAGCAGTTCCATCGGCACGATAAACGCCAATAGTGTAGCCCTCTTCCATCTTCTGATAACCAGTTGAATTATCTGTGAACGTAATTTCAAACCATGTAATCATTTTAGTAATCTCCAGCGATTGTGACGATGGAGTAACCCGTACCAGCAGAACCAGTAGAAGTGCCAAAAGTCACATACAACAAGTAGTTAGGATCAAGAGCCACATTGATTGGCAATTCAAAGACACTAGAAGCCGCAGTCTGAGACAGCGTTACGGCAGGCAGTGTAATCTCATCGTAAAGCCAACTGTTTGTTGCACTTGTTGAGGTACTAGAAGAAATAAACACACGGCAAACTGTTGCCGCTGGTGAGCCTACAGGACGAAAGCGCATCTTTTGAACGTAAGAGCCGTTAGCACCAGCAGTAAATGCTTTAATTAAAGTGCCTGAGCCATCTTGCGCTGTATTGGCTGTAGGGCCAGAAACAGTACCAGAATTATTGGCGGCGGTGGAGTCCGTTGCACCAACGATGGAATAAATGGGGGAGGTATTTGCTGGCATGATTTTCCTTTAGCAAAGAATGCAGTTGATAGCGATGGCCCGAACTAGGCCGAGTGATGTTCCACCACCACCAGAAGCAGCGATAGTAATTGAACCTGATGCGTTTGTCACAGTAATACCCGTACCAGCAGTCAATGTGGCTTTAGTCAATGTATTACCAGTAGTGTTACCAATCAACAATTGACCATCTGTGTAAGATGTTTGTCCAGTGCCACCATTAGCCACAGGCAAAGCAGTACCCGAATAGGTAATAGCCAATGTGCCAGATGTTGTAATTGGACTACCAGTAATGCTAAAAACGCTAGGAACAGAAGCCGCTACACTTGTAACAGTTCCCGATCCACCACCGCCAGAAGCAGCAACAGTCTGATTAGGCCATGTTCCAGTAATCGTGACATTAGTACCAGCCACCAAACTAGGTGTTGCTGTTCCCGTACCGCCATTGGCGACAGGAAGTTGTCCTGTTACACCAGTAGACAAAGGCAAACCAGTTAAATTGGTTGCAGTACCGCTAGATGGAGTACCAAGTACACCGCCATTGACCAAAGGTGCGCCAGAAGAGCCTACATTGACCGCTAGAGCCGTTGCTACGCCAGTTCCTAGACCTGATACACCTGTGGAGATTGGAAGCCCTGTAGCGTTGGTCAATGTTGCGCTAGTAGGTGTTCCAAGAATAGGCGTGACCAAGGTAGGTGAAGTAGCAAATACATTTGCACCACTACCAGTTTCATCAGTCAAAGCAGAGGCCAAGTCTGAAGAACTAAATGAACCCAAAGACGTTGCATTGCCAACTGAAGTAACCGCACCAGTTAAGTTGGCATTAGTGGTCACATTGCCTGCTGTCAAACCTGAAGCAGTTCCTGTAATGTTTGTGCCAACCAATGCGCTAGGAGTGCCTAAAGCTGGAGTCACTAATGTGGGACTATTGGCAAACACCAAAGCACCCGATCCTGTTTCGTCTGTAACGGCAGATGCCAAGTTAGCAGATGATGGAGTCCCCAAGAAAGTAGCGATACCAGTACCTAAACCACTAACACCCGTTGAGATCGGTAGACCTGTTAAGTTTGTAGCTACACCAGAAGCGGGAGTTCCCAATGCGGGAGTCACAAGTGTTGGCGAGTTTGACAACACTACAGAGCCTGTGCCTGTAGAAGAAGTTACACCTGTACCACCATTTGCTACAGGAAGAGTTCCTGTAATGTCAGCAGTAGAAAGGCTTACTGCATCCCAAGAAGCATTAGTTCCATCAGTCTGAAGGTACTTGTTAGCGTTGCTTGTTTGGCTAGGCAGAAGGTTATTTAAAGCCGCAGTAGCCGTAGAAGCACCCGTACCGCCATCAGCAATGGCTAAATCGGTAATGCCAGTAATTGAGCCACCAGTAATATTGGCAGACGCATTATCTGTTTTAGTGCCAACAGCAGTTTGAATATTATTAAACTCTGTATCAATTTCAGTACCTTTGACAATCTTTAATGGATTGCCAGGTGATAGATTATCTTTTGATGCAAAGTTTGTGGTTTTGGTGTAATTTGACATGATTTACCTCTTAGCCCATTTTGCCATCTTTGGCTTGAATTTCAATCTTTTGCAATGAAAAAGAAACACCTTTAATAGTTGTTTCATACCCTGTCTGGACAATCTTTCCAAAACCAGAAGCATTTGCTGTTAACGTCTTAATTGGCACACCACTTGTGTATTCAGCAATGTTGTATTCAGCAGTTCCGTACTCATAACTTGTCTGTGAAGGAATATAGACATTTTCCGCACGATAAGCACCTGAATAATCAAAGCCCCAATTGATAGTCAAAAACTGATCTGAACCACCAATCACAATGGCAGTTACATTTTTCAGAATAGAAATCTGATTAGGGTTTCCTAAGTCAGCATTGTTTGTGTAGTAAGCAAATCGATAAGTAGATGCGTCATCAAGATAAGTTCCATACTTACCGATATACCCATTCTTACCAATATATAAGTCGCCATTACGCAAAGAACGTAATGCTGTTGGAGCAATAGAGTCCCACTTAGTGACCCTAGATGCACCATCTTGTAATGATTGCTTCGTATCGAAACAGTAAACTTGGAATGTTGCAGGTAAAACAAGTAGATAAAAGGCTTCTTTTTCTGAGTAAACAGACTTTAGATTAGCCAATGTTTCGCTTGCCAATGATGAATTTAGGTCAAAACGAACGTTCTTAGACAAGTCTCTCAAAGGAGCAGACTTCTCTTGAATTGTCCTCATCAGAGAACGAACACCTGAGTCTGACAAGAAAATAACATCAGAGCCAACGCTTTGAATAGTATCCCTTGCGATACACCCAATAGAGCCAATTGTGTCGCTCAGAACTAGAGATGCAGGAGTAGAAGCACCAGAATAGACAAGAATCTGTCGTTTACCAAAGATAAACAAGAAATCATTATGCGCTGCCAAACCCATTACTTCATCTGCACCATTAGGCCACACACGGGATACATCCAATGAGCCTGAAGTACCACCACCCCATACATGACCTGCAATCAGATCAGAGAAGGTAACAGTTACTTTGTCTGTAGATGTATTAGCCACCCATAAGCGACCAAATGCAGAGATGGCAATGTTGGCTTGAGGAACAGTCGCTACATAGCCTGACTTCTCAGATATTCTGCGATAAGTAGTTGTACTTATAGCGGGGTCATAAATAAGAGGATCGTGACCTGTTTGAAAGAAGTATGCAATGCCATTTAAAGATGCAGTTTGCCAGTTAGATGCAGTAATAGTAGGAGCAGTACCGCCACCACCATAGGTCAACTCAGTCACAGCATTAGAAGTGCCAAGTTTAAATATCTTATTGTTGCCAGCAAACAGAACTGTAAGAGTCCCGTCAGTCTGGACTAATTCATGGATTACACCAACGTCATTAGCACCTAGATTGCCAGATGAGGGGTTAACTCTTGACCAACCTTTTCTAGCACCAATACGACCATACTGATCCAAGATGCAGTTAGTTGCAACCAAAGCAAAGCCCGCCCCTAAATCAAGGGGAGAATCTTCAGTATTCAGGCCATAAAAGCCTGGTGCTGAGAGACTGTAACTTTGGAGTTGTGCTGCCATTAGACCGCCACAAAGTTGTCTTCAGGATAACGAGTGCTTTCCAATGCAATAGCGTCAGAGAGCATTCCTCTAAACAAAGCATAAGCCTCATTAGAGTTTGTTCCACCATCTTCACCACGCTCAATCAAAGCCCTTGCATAGGCACTTTGAGTAACTAAGTAGTCTAAAACTTTGACAGAAGTGCCATCAGCAGACAGATTAGCTTGTGGGACAGTTACATCAAATTTAAGTGTATATACGCCATCAGGAACTGGGAACAAATCAATCTTTGTGTCGCCATTGCCATCTACACCACTAAAGCAAAACTCTGAAGGGATAGACTGTGAAGGTGTACCAAAGTTGAGCTTGCGGTTCATGTCCGCAACAGTGGTGTTGTCTAAAGTTATAACACTGGTAGTATTAATAGCGTCATTGATACGAAACTTCTGACCCGCACCCGTCAACGCATAGGAACTTGTACCAGAAGCAGTAGTAACTGTGATTGTTTGTCCTAAGACATTCCAATTATAGGAATCTTCAATCTGACGCTTGGCATCATTGACAAACTTACCAATCAAGGAAGAATAGGCTGTTTCGCCAACAGTTGTGACTGTGCTTTCACGCAAGCGAACTAACACATCGTTAACAAGTTCTAAGTAGGTCA